TGCGAGTTCTCGCCGCTGCCGCAATCGGTGTTCTGTCGGCTGCGTGTGCATCAGTCCAGTCACGCGACGCAACCTACGAAGTTGGCAGCCATCCTGAACCGGGCGTCCGATCCGCAGCGTTCGTCGGGCAAGCGATGGTTTCGCACTATGACTACCTCGCAAACGTGATCGCCACTCTACGCGGCCCGATAGGTGGGAGCTTCTGGGCCGGCCGGGAAGGGCTGGCAGCTGGCACACAGCTCGTGGCCGCCGTTTCCGAAGGGCGGGAGGTGTTCTGCCACCCGCCTCGGAGGATGGGCGCACCATGCGTGGCGGACACCAACGGGGATGGTCGCTTCGATCAGGCATCTACCATGAACGCATACGGGATGCTCGTAAACCGCAGGGACATCGAGCCCGCTGCATACCGGGCATCTGATCGCTCCATCCAGGACGGATTCAAGTACGAGCTGATCTACCAAGGACTTGATGACGGGACCCTCCGAATTGCATATCGGGAGTTCAGAGACAATCTCGCGCGCCCCGCCTTTAGCCAGGATCTCACTTACACGCTAAGCCCTGAGGGCGAGACCGAGGTCCGCTTTCGCGACGTAATAATGGCCGTGCACAGCGCGAATAATTCGCAGGTCGACTACACACTGATTCGGGGCTTCGCTACTCACCAGTAGCCGCCGCCTGTGAACTCGGCCCCAAGACTCCACTAGCCGTTCCCGCGCACCCTGATCACCAGCCGGCCCTTGCCGGCTTCGGTGCATCCCAGGAGTGCGCGCATGTCTGCAATCGTTGATCGGCTGCGAGCGATCTCGCAGCGCCTCTCCGCGGTAGTCGGCGACCAGGGCGCGCGCGCCCTGTGGCTGCTGCTGTTCCTCGGCCTGTTTCTGCTGGTGGTGGCGTTCAACGCCACCAAGGCCCTGGTGTTCGCCTGGATGGCCGCCAAGATCATCGGCGCGGCGGTGCTGGCCGTGGCGCTCTACCACACCTGGGTGCGCCCGGACTTGGACTCGCTCGAAGGCATCGAGCGCGCCATGGGCGAGACCGGGCGCGTCACCCTGATGGCTGCCGCCATCATCGCCGCGGCATTCACGCCATGAGCGAGGAGCGAAAGCTGTCGGTGCATCCGGATGACATCTGGATCGTCTGGGCAATCGCCGTCGATCTGGCGAAGATCCGAAACTGCAACCTCAGCGATCTGCTCGCCGAGGTTGCAGAGGCACGCGCACTGCTGCGCGCTGCAGACACTACTCAAGAGCCTTCGCGGTCTTGACCAGTCCCTTGATCACGATGTCCAGGCATTCCGATGCGGACTCCGCCTTGGCCTTCGGAGTCTTGCCATCGAGTTGCAACGCCCCGTGCTGCATGGCTGCGATGACGACTTCTACCGCCAGTTCTTCATATGACTTGCTCATGGGGTCTGCTCCTTTGGAAGTGATGACGCTGGCCGCGTCGCAACCAAAGTTAGCAGACCCCTCCATCCGTTTCGGGAGGCACTAGCGATGAAGGGCGTTTCCACCCTAAAGACCGCCGGCATCGTCCTCTGGTTCGCAGCGGACTTTGTCTGGCGCGGCCTGGTGCACGCCTGGGCATGGCCGGCAACGCGTGTCCTGCTGGTGGCGGTGCTGACCGCTGCGATCTTGCACACCTGCGCGCAGCCGGCATCGGCCTCACAGCAGGCCGTTTCGCCTCAGGCTCAGCGGCCGACCGTCCCGGACGTGCCGCCTCTGTATCGCCTGATGGTCGAGCGCGAGACCGCGGCGGTGTGGGGCATCTTCGCGCCCACGGCGCGCATCGCCGCGCAGATCCACCAGGAGTCGCTGTGGGATCCCAAGGCGCGGTCCCGATATGCAGCCGGCCTGGCCCAGTTCACACCCACAACGGCGGAATGGATCGCAAGCAAGTTTCCCGATCAGCTCGGCGCCTTCGACCCGTGGGACCCGGCGCAAGCGGTGCGCGGCATGGTGCTGTACGACGCCTGGCTGCTGGAACGGGTGACGGGTGCGACGGAGTGCGATCGCTGGGCGTTTGCCTTGTCGGGCTACAACGGCGGCCTGGGGTGGGTAAGGCGCGACAAGAGGCGTGCGTCGGCCAGTGGCTTCGATCCCGAGCGATGGTTCGGTCACGTCGATGCCCACTCGGCACGCGCCGGATGGGCCATCCGCGAGAACCGCGGTTACGTCTCGCGCATTCTGCTCAAGCGCGAGCCGGCCTACATCGCCGCCGGCTGGTCCGGCCGCGCGGTGTGCGATGAGGTCGGTCGATGAAGGTCGAGGTGCTGCCGAACGTGGTTCCTCAGGCCCAGGCCGCGCTGATCGCTGTGATCTGCTGCGTTCTCGCTGCCGGCGCCGGCTTTGGTGCGGGCATATGGACGGGCATGGAGTGGCAGCGCGGCCAGCAGGCCCAGCTGGACGCAACTGTGCTGCGCACCGATGTCGAGGCCCTGCATGCCGCCGCCGTGGCGCTGCGCCGCAATGGCGCAGCCATAGCCCAGGACTACCGCACCGACCAGCGTCGCCTGGAGGAGATCGTCAATGTGCACACCGAACGCCGCGAGGAAACCCGGACGCTATTCGCCGAGCAGAGGGAGGCCTGGGCAGCGTTCGCCGCGGCGCACCCTGAGCTGGCTGCTTGCAGCGTTGGCCCTGACGGGGTGCGCCACTGGAACCGGGCCGCGACCCGTGGTGCTGCAGGCGCCGCCGGAGCCGCCGCCGGAGGTGAAGCTGGACCTGCGCCATCCGTGCCTGCCGAGCCTGCCGCTGCTGGTGACGGGCACGCCGGTGGAGATGCTCGGGCGGTTCGACGCCGCAGCCAAGCAGTATCACGGCTGCGCCGATCGGCTGCGCGCCCTGGTGGACGCGCTGATCGTGTACGAGGCAGCGGTGTGGCGGCGCTACTGCGCGGCGATGCGCCAGCTGGGCGACCCGATTCCGGCCGACTGCGTCGATCAGGAGTAGCGCGGCATGGCTGATATCGCCGACCGCGCGAACGAGTTGGTCGAGCATGAGCGCGCCGAGGCGCTCGCCCGCTTTCATGCGGAGCAGGTTCGGTGCGAGCGCATCGCCGAGTCGATGCGGCCTTACGACCCGACCGCGCCCCGGATCTGCGCCGACTGCCAGGAGGAGATCGAGCTGGATCGTGTCAAGGCTCTCCCGCTGACGGGGCGCTGCGCCCATTGTGCTGCGGTGGCCGAAGCCCAGCTCCGCGGGAGGGCGCCGCGATGAGCGTCGATATCGTCTCCGTCGCCCTGGTCTTGCTGGCCCTGGCCGTGCTGCTGAACACCGTGCTCCTGGTGGTGCTCTGGGGCCGCCAGGACACCAAGCGCTCGCTGATCGAGAGCGTGGACAAGCGTGTCTCAGTTTTGGAGGCGCGGCTGACCGACGTTGGCGAGGTGAAGTCCCGGCTGGCGGATTTGAGCCACGACGTGGCGGCATTGAACGAGCGATCGGAGACCACGCTGGAGATGGTGCATTCGATTCAGGAATTCCTTCGAGGGGGAAGCAAGCATGGCTAAGTCGTTCGCACAGAAGCTGATCGAGGATCGGCGATTGGTCATCCTCCGGCTGCTGGCCGAGCAGGCGGGCCAGACCTCCAACAGCTCGGTGCTGCATATGGGCGTCCAGCACCTGGGCCACATCGTCGAGCGCGCCACCGTGTTCGAGGACCTGCGCTTCCTGCAGCTGCACAACCTGGTCTCGATCGAGCAGCTCACCGATACCGTCTACGCCGTGCACCTCACCGGGCGCGGCGAAGACTTGGTGCATGGGCGCGTGGAGATCGAAGGCGTCAGCCGGCCGCGGCGGGGGGTATGAACCATGGCCGGCCGCTCCCGCAAGAGCAAGGTCCACCGCGTCCACCCGGAGATCCGCCAGCTGTATGAGCGGATGTTCCGCGAGGACCGCCACACCCTGGACGAGATCCACGCCGCGGGCCGCGAGCTGGCCGCGAAGCTGGGCGTCGATCAGGAGGCGGTGCCCTCGCGCACCGGCTTGCATCGCTACCGCGCCAAGTTCGACGAAATGTCCAAGCGCCTGCGCGAGCAGCGGGCCATGGCCGAGCTGGTGGTGGGCGAGCTGGGCGACGGGATCGGTGAGAAGTCCGCGGCGCTGCTGTCGGAAGCGGTCAACACCCTGGTCACCCATGTCGCCTTGGAGATGCAGGACGACAACGAGGCGACCGTGGAAGACGCGCGCAAGCTGGCGCGGGCAGCAAAGGACGCCGTCCAGGTGCAGCGGGTGTCGCGGCAGGAGCGTGAGGAGATCGCGCGCGCGGCGGTCGAGAAGGCGATGAAGGCGCAGCGCTCCAAGATCGAGGCGCTGGGCAAGTCCGGCGCGCTCGATGCCGATTCCGTGGCGCTGGTCATCCGAGCGGCCTACGACCTGTGAGCAATCCGGCGCTCCAGCTGTTCCCCTACCAGAAGCGATGGATCGAGGACGATGCGCGCTTCAAGATCGCTATGTTCGCGCGGCAGACTGGCAAGACCTTCACCACCACGCTGGAGCTGGTGCTCGACTGCATCCGCGCGGAGGCGTCCGGACAACGGCGGCGCTGGGTGATTCTGTCGCGCGGCGAGCGCCAGGCGCGCGAGGCGATGAACGAAGGTGTGAAGCTTCATCTGCGTGCGCTGCAGGCCGGCTTCAAGGAGGCCGAGATCGACTTCGATGCCAGCACCAAGGCGCTGGAGGTCGAAATGCCAGGCGGCTCGCGGATCACTGCACTCCCGGCCAACCCTGATACCGCACGCGGCTTCTCCGCCAGCGTTGTGCTCGATGAGTTCGCCTTTCACCAGGACTCACGCGCGATCTGGAAGGCGCTGTTTCCGGTCATCTCGAAGCCGGGCCTCAAGCTGCGCGTGATCAGCACACCCAACGGCAAGGGGAACAAGTTCTACGACCTGATGACGGGAAAGGATGATGGCTGGAGCCGCCACCAGACCGACATCTATCAGGCCGTCGCGGACGGTCTGCCTCGCGATATCGACGAACTGCGGCGAGGTGCGGGCGACGAAGATCTATGGGCGCAGGAGTTCGAGCTGCGGTGGCTCGATGAAGCCAGCGCCTGGCTGCCGTTCGAGCTGATCAACTCCGTCGAGCATGACCAGGCCGGACTGCCCGAGCTGTACGCCGGCGGCGAGTGCTATGTCGGCGTCGATATCGCCACGCGAAACGATCTGTTCGTCATTTGGGTGCTGGAGCGGGTTGGCGACGTGCTGTGGACGCGCGAGATCATTGCCGAGCGGCGGCTTTCCTTCGCAGCCATGGACGAGCTGCTCGACGATGTGGTGCGCCGCTACCGAGTGATTCGGATGTTCAAGGATCAGACCGGCATGGGTGAAAAGCCGGTCGAGGATGCAAAGCGTCGCTACGGCGAGAGCCGGGTGCATGGCGTGCTGTTCACCGCGGCCAACAAGCAGCACTTGGCAACGGTTGGCAAGGATGCGTTCGAGGACCGGCGAATCCGCATCCCGAGTGGCGATATCAGGCTGCGCGCTGATCTGCACAAGCTGCGCCGCGAGACCGGCGCGACAGGCAACGTTCGGTTCATCGCCGACAGTGACAGCGCCGGCCACGCCGACCGCACCTGGGCCTGCTTCCTTGCGCTCGAAGCCGCCAACCAGGGCGGCTTCGATATCGACTTCCAGTCCGCCGGGCCGCGCGAAGCCACGCGCATCGGCCAGGACTTCACCGGTACGGCAGCGCTCACCGAGGACGGCTTCGGCACGGTGGCGGGTGGCAATGACTTCGGAGGCTACGTGTGATGGAAGAGATCGGCCCACGCCCCACCCAAGACCGCGAGATCGCCACCACCGCGGATGGCATCGACATCACCCGAGGCTACCTTGGCCCGCTGTACGTGCCGTCCGATCGCGTGCTGCGCAATCGCGGCGGCGGCGACCTCGCCATCTACGAGCAGGTGCTGAGCGAGCCGCAGGTGGCCAGCACCTTCCTGCAGCGGCGCCTGGCGGTGACCAGCGCAGAGTGGCAGGTCGAGCCGGCCAGCGATCGCCGCGCCGACAAGAAGGCGGCGGCCTTCGTGAAGGAGCAGCTGCAGCGGGTGGGCTTCGATGCGCGCACCGATCGGATGTTGTTCGGCGTGTTCTACGGCTTCGCCGTCGCGGAGATCCTGTACGGCGTGCGCGATGGGCTGATCAGCTGGGAAGCGATCAAGGTCCGCAACCGGCGGCGCTTCCGCTTCGCCGCGCCCAGCGGTGAGCTGCGCATGCTCACCACCAGCAACATGTTCGAGGGCGTCGAGCTGCCGCTGAACAAGTTCTGGCACTTTGCCACCGGCGCAGATCACGATGACGAACCCTACGGGCTTGGCCTCGGCCACTGGTGCTACTGGCCGGCGCTGTTCAAGCGCAACGGCATCAAGTTCTGGTTGTCGTTCGTCGAGAAGTTCGCTGCGCCGACCGGCGTCGGACGCTACGAGCCTACGGCCTCATCCGAGGAGCAGCAGAAGCTGCTGCGTGCGGTGCGGGCGATCCAGAGCGACAGCGGCGTCATCATCCCGAAGGGGATGGAGATCGACCTGCTCGAAGCCGCGCGCGCGGGTACCGCCGACTACAAGGCGCTCCACGACACGATGGACGAGACCATCGCCAAGGTGGTGATCGGCCAGACCGCCAGCAGCCAGGGCACGCCTGGCCGCCTCGGCAATGACGAGTTGCAGGCCGACGTGCGCGCCGATATCGTCAAGGCGGACGCGGACCTGGTCTGCGAGTCGCTCAACCTCGGCCCCATCACCTGGCTCACGCGCTGGAACTTCCCCGACGCCGATCCGCCGCGCGTGTTCCGCGTGCTGGAGGAAGAGGAAGACCTCAACACCGCGGCCGAGCGCGACGGAAAGATCGTCGGCATGGGCTTCCGCCCGAGCCTGGCCTACATCACCGAGAAGTACGGCGGCGAGTGGGTCGAAAAGGCGCCGCCGGCGCCGCCGGAGCCGGGCGACGACGGCCAACCTGCACCGCCGGCCGAGTTCGCTGCCGAAACCGAGGACGGCGACCCGCCCGAGCGCATGGCCGGCCAGCTCGATCGACGCGCGTCGAAACACCCTGCGAAGTGGGTCGAGCAGATCCGCGACCTGGTCGACCGCGCGGAGTCGTGGGAAGACGTGCAGGAGGGCCTGGCCAAGCTGATCCCGGACATGACCCTCGACGACTACGCGGATGCGCTGGCGGAGGCGTTTGCGGCGGCGCGGTTGGCGGGGCGGTATGAGGTCGACAGTGGGGAGATCGAGTTGCCGTGAGCGACAACGTCACGCCCTTGCCCGGCATCGAGCTGCCTACCAACCGTTTGGAGCTGATGGAGGAACCGCTCCGATACTGCGAGCACGATCAGGTTCGGGTTGACGGGCACCGGCGCGTGGTCTGCTGTGTGAAGTGTGGCGCGGTACTCGATCCGTTCGACTTCGTTGTTCACAACGCGAAGACGATCAGCTGGGCCTGGCGCGACTATCGAACAGCCCGCCGCCAGCTCGCCGAGCTGGCGACGCGTGTCGACGACTTGAAGCGCGAGGAGAAGCGGCTCAAGGCTTTGGTTAAGCGACTGCGCGATCGAGCAGGTGAAGTGCTGGACGTGCGGGGTCGAGATGGCTGACAACGTCCGCTACGGATCGCTCCCCTTCTCGCAGCAGATCCGCTTCTTCCGCGGCAAGGCCAACCTGCCCACCAGGGCCTGGACGGACATCTACACCCGCGAGCACGATTACGCCTTCGTGGTCGCCGGCGCCAACCGCGACGCGATCGTGGCCGACTTCCGCACCGCGGTCGATCGGGCGATCAGCGAAGGGCGGTCGCTGGCCGACTTCCGGAAGGACTTCGACCGCATCGTTCGCGAGCACGGCTGGGACTACAAGGGCGGGCGCAACTGGCGCTCGCGGGTGATCTACGAGACCAACCTGCGCACCTCCTACGCCGCGGGCCGCTACGAGCAGCTGCAGGAGGTCAAGCGACGCCGGCCGTTCTGGCGATATCGCCACAGCGACGCCGTCCAGCACCCGCGCCCGCACCACGTGGCCTGGGATGGCCTGATCATCCACGCTGATGATCCCTGGTGGAAGACCCACTACCCACCGAACGGCTGGGGCTGCCAGTGCTACGTCGAGGCCCTGGCAGAGCGGGACCTGCGCCGGCTGGGCAAGGATGGTCCCGACAAGGCGCCTGCATCGCCCGAGGTCGAGCACGTCATCGGCACCCGAAGCCCCGGCGGACCCCGGACCGTCCGGACTCCCGAGGGCATCGACCCGGGCTTCGAGTACCCCCCAGGGGCATCGCGCTACGCCAGCGCCCAGCCGCCCGAGCAGCCCGCACCCGGTGCGCCCCGGAACAGCACCGGCGGCGCCGGCCTGCCCAATACCCGGCCACTCGACGAGTTGCCGCCGCCGCGCCGCGCGCCGGCCTCGCGGCTGCTGCCGAAGGGGCTCAGCGATGACGAGTACGTCAGCCGCTACCTCGACGAGTTCGGCGCCACCGCCGAATCGCCGGTAGTGTTCAAGGACGTGGTCGGCGAAGCCCTGGTCATCGGCCGGGAACTGTTCTCCGGACGGTCCGGAAAACCCAAGGTCCAGAAGCGCGGGCGCGAGGTGTTCGTGCTGCTGCTCGCTGACGCGCTGCGCGAGCCGGATGAAGTCTGGGTGCGGCTGGAGTGGAACGAATCGCAACGGCGAGCCATGGTCCGCCGGCGGTACGTTGCGCGCTTCCAAGTGGCAGGGCAAGACGCGCCCATGCTGGCCGTCTTCGAGCGTGGACTGGACGGCTGGTGGGGAATCACGACGTTCCAGGGGCAACCCGGAACCGAGGACGATTGGCGGATCGGCGTGCGCCTGTACCGGCGGCGCGATGAATAGTCGATTTGACGATTTGCGCAAGTCGCCCAAAAGATTGAGGCCGCGCATCGCCCCACGCGGCCTCTGCCCGAACGTAGGAATGGTGGCTGTGGCGACAGCTGCTCGTCCGATGGCAGGTCCAGTATAGCCCCATGGCCGGCAACACCGCCTACATCGAGGTCGACGACAAGCAGGTCCGCGCCGCGCTCGACCGGATCATCGCCTTCGGGACCGCCGCCATCCTGGAGTTCTACCGCGACGTGGGCGAGGAGATGCTGATCCGCACCCGCGCCCGGGCCGCGCGCGAAGAGGACCCGCAGGGCATCCCGTGGGTGCCCTTGTCGCCCCGCTACAAGCGTTACAAAGACCGCAAGCGGCCGGGCGTGCCCAAGCTGAAGTTCGACTCCCACATGTTGAGCGACATGCTCAGCTACCAGGCCACCGCGGCCGAACTGCTGTGGGGCACGAACGCCGAATGGGGCGCCACCCACCAGTTCGGCGACCCCGACCGCGGCATCCCCGCCAGGCCGTGGCTGGGCCTCTCCGGCGACGACGCCTCAGCCATCGTCGATATCGCCCTAGAGCACCTGCAGGACGCCGTCGCCGGCCGTTGACCCATGGTTTCCGCTGCGGAAAGATAATTTCCGCCCGCGTCCCACCTGATTCCGCTTTATCCAGCGAAATTCCGGCTTTTTCGCGTTCTACTGTGTCCCTTTATCAAGCCCCTGCTCAGGTTGATCCAGACCACGCGGCGAAAGCGCTCGCGGATGCGGCGGAACCAGACTTCGCCAGCCTCTTCGTTGTGGCCCTCGATGCTGCCGCCGGGGTGGGTGATCTCGTAGGGCGCCATGGCGGCATCGCCGACGAAGACCACCTTGTAGTCGGGGTTGTAGGTGCGCAGCAGGTCGTGCATGCGGGTGCGCTCGGAGAAGCGCCGGCGGTTGTCGCGCCAAACCGCGTCGTAGACGAAGTTGTGGAAGTAGAAATGCTCGAGCCGCTTGAACTCGTTTCTGCAGGCGTTGAACAGCGCCTCGGCGGCGTGTACGTGGTCGTCCATCGAACCGCCGACATCGAGGAACAGCAGCACCTTGACCGCGTTGTGCCGCTCCGGGCGCATGCGGATGTCGAGCAGGCCGCCCTCGCGGGCGGTGGCGTCGATGGTGCCGTCGATGTCGAGCTCTTCCGGCGCGCCGCTGCGGGCGAAGCGGCGCAGCCGGCGCAGGGCGATCTGCAGGTTGCGCGGACTGAGGTCGGCGTTGTCGTCGTAGTTGCGAAAGGCGCGCTGCTCCCAAACCTTGACCGCGCGGCGACTGCCGCCCTTGGGTCCGACGCGGATGCCCTGCGGGTTGTAGCCGCCGGCGCCGAACGGTGAGGTGCCGCCGGTGCCGATCCAGCGGTTGCCGCCCTGGTGGCGGCCCTGCTGTTCCTCAAGGCGCTTGCGGAACTCCTCCATCAGCTCCTCCAGGCCAAGCGCCTTGGCGCGGGCCTTGTCCTCGTCACTGAGCAGGCGCTCCAGCGACTGCCGCAGCCAGTCCTCCGGGATTGCCTTGAGATCGCCCAGGTCGATCTGCTGCACGCCCTGAAAGTAGGCGCCGAACACGCGGTCGAATTTGTCGTAGTGGCGCTCGTCCTTGATCAGTACGGTGCGCGAGAGGGCGTAGAAAGCCTCGACGTCGGCGAAGGCGAGATCCGCGTCCAGCGCGCCGCACAGGTCGATCCATTCGCGCAGGGTGACCGGCAGCTTGGCGGCGCGCAGGGATTCGAACAGGCCCAGGAGCATGTAGAGCGCGGGTCAGCGGGTCGCGCGGCGGTGCATGAAGGCCAGGCGCTCGAGCAGCTGCACGTCCTGCTCGTTCTTTAGCAGGGCCCCGTACAGCGGTGGAATGGCCTTGGACGGATCGCGTTCGATCAGCGCGCTGGCCGGAATTCGGTCGGAGAGCAGCAGCTTAAGCCAATCGATAAGTTCAGAGGTGCTGGGCTTCTTCTTCAGGCCCGGGACCTCGCGCAGGTCGAAGAACACTTCC